AACCATCTTTAACTGCTTGTGGTTTCAACCATGTGCGGATACCTAGATCTTTTTCGCCACCTTTTAACTTAGCAGTATCAATTTTCTTGAATGAACCGCCTTGTTTGTTACCACCATTAACGTCTTCATAGACTGATAATGCTGAGTAAAGTGGTGTGTCTTTGTTGAAGTCTTTGCCGATTAACGCTTCAGCATCAGAACCTGTTGAGTATGCTTTCCATGCTAATGAACCGTCTTTGATGTTGTAAGCTGCGATAAAGCAACGAACACCGAATTCAGCACCAGAACAACCTGTAAGCACCTTGTCTTTGATCACGTGTGGAGCGTTTGTGTTTGTAGCACCAACTTTAGGGTCAGTGATTTTAGCGTCCCAAATCTTTTTACCTGACTTAGCATCCAAAGCAACTAATGTACCGTCGTTTTGTTGTAAGAAAATCTTACCATCACCAAAACCTAGACCACGTGAAACGTTGTCACAGCATAATACTGCTTGAACGCTAGGATCTTGTTTTGGGAAATATGACCAAACGATCTTTTGATTGTCATTCAAATCAAGTGCGTAGATGTTATTTGGGAACGCTGTATGTACATACATCATGTTACCAATTACTAAAGGTGAACCTTCATGGCCACGGTTTACACCTGTAGCGAATGTCCATGCTGCCTTTAGATTTTTAACATTACTTTGATTGATTTGAGTTAATTTGCTGTATGCTTGATTGGTATAGTCACCACGTGGTGCTGCCCAATTGTTGCTGTCAGCGATTGCTTTTTCTTGGTCTGCTGCTGCGAATGCAATAGCAGGTAATGCTGCAACTAGCCCTAAAGCTAATTTGATTTTGTTAAACTTCATTTACTTCTCCTTGTGTTTGTAAAATAAGTGCCGGTTGTCTACGCTCTCGAGCGCATAGGCCGCGGACCACAAGAATGATGTTAGCCGTTTAGTGCTAACATTATTATTTACCACAGTTTGTAAAAATGTTACAAATATTTACAAAGCTGTTACAATTATATATTATATAATCGATTATCACAAGATAATCTTGGATTTATTTTTACCAAAATAAAAGCCCCAATTAAGGGGCTTTTCCATTTAACAACAATCGCCTACAGCTTCAAACCAACGTAGGTTACAGGCGTTGTCATTGTCTGCGCAGGGAGTTTCGGCGGCTACCTGCAGACGAGGGCAATTATCAAGGCCAAGACTTCTACAATAATCAGCATATTCTTCAAACTCCTGGTTAGTCATATTAGATTTTTCCTACCAAATCAAGACTTGGTGCTAGGGTAGCCGCACCTTCTTTCCATTTAGCTGGACATACTTGTCCATCGTTTTCGGCAACATATTTTGCCGCTTTGAGTTTACGTAGTGTTTCGTCAACGTCACGTGCGATAGCGTTGTCATGGATTTCAGCTGTCTTAATATGACCTTCTGGATTGATGATGAATGTGCCACGTAGAGCTAGTCCTTCTTCTGGAATATGCACGCCAAAAGCATGTGTTAGAACATGTGCTGGATCACCGATTAATGGGAATTGTGCTTTGCCTACCTTAGGACTTGTTTCATGCCAAACTTTGTGTGCAAAGTGTGTGTCTGTTGTAACCACATAAACTTCTGCGCCAATCTTTTGGAACTCAGCATAGTTGTCTGCGGCATCTTCTACTTCAGTTGGGCAGTTAAATGTAAATGCCGCTGGCATGAAAATAACTACACTCCATTTTCCTTTCCATGATTCTTCTGTTACTTCGATAAACTTACCATTATGGAACGCTTGTGCCTTAAATGGTTGAACTTGTGTATTGATAATGCTCATTTATTTCTCCTATTAACTTAGTTTGTATAATTTATTTTACTTATTAAACACATAAAAATTTTTTATGATGCTTATTCGTGGCAAAACCCGACGAATCGGGTTTTGTTTTTCATTTTGAACTTTAATACATTAGTATCTTAGTCAATGATGAATGAACAAAATTACTTGTTCATTACATACATTGTGACTTCAAAACCGAAACGCATTTCAGTTGCTGATGGTGTTGTCCACATAGTATTTCTCCTGTATTTGTAAATTAAATTAATAATCACAAATCAGATCATCGGAGATGTATTACAAACTGTACTACAAAGGTCCGACTTGAGATTGCTTTACTTCATAACTATGTAACATTTCTGTTACACACTTACTTATATACTATTATACACGAAAACGCCTAAAAGTCATACGTAAAATCATTAAAGACCACTACGTCTAATTAGTACGGTTTACTCTTCCAATACTCCATAAATTTCATATTCACGGAGTACGACTAACTCTTCTCCATCAATCTTAACAGGGATACCTGCACCTTTTTGGAAAATGACTCGATCGTCAACCTTAACTGCTAATGGCACTAATATGTCTTTGCTGGTTAGACGTCCTTCACCTACTGCAACCACTATGCCTTCATCTTGCGGATTGGCTAATCCCGAAGCGATCAATAACCCAGATGATGTTGATTTTTCTGCTTCTGTTTTTTTAATTAATACTCTATCTAATAATACTGTGGTTTTCAAATTGTTCTCCCCAATGAAGTATTATTATATAACCATTTGATGTTGTGGTCAAGAAAAAAGGCTATCGAAATAGCCTTTTTTGATACTAATAAAGGTTGCGCATTGTTAAGAGGCGTTATTAGTTTATTAGAACTTGATCACGTAACCTGCATTGTAGCCAACGAATTCGCTAGCACCGTATGAACGGTCAACGCCTAATGTCACTGCTTGATCTTTTGCTAAAGCATACTCAACACCAATACGTGCTGTGTTTGTTTTTTCATCTTTAGTGTCGTTGAACGCATCGCGATAACGATAACCAACTTTAGCTGTTAAGTCTTTAGTTAGCTGTGCTTTAACACCTGGTTCGATACTGTAGTAAAGATAATCATCAGATGATGTAAATTTCTCACCAATCGCACCGCGTGTGTATAAAGAGATGTCTTTAGTTAAACCATATTGGTATGCAGCGCCTGCTTCTAAACGATTGGTACTCTCACCGTTATTTGAATTTAATTTTTCAGTACGGAATTGTTGACCAACGTCTAATGTAATACCATTTCCAATGTTTCGACCCAACATAAAGTTTACACCTTGACGATTTGGATCTACTTTGTCATCAGCAATTGTATCACGTAATGTGTACTGAATGTGGGCAAAGTTCTTAGCATCTTCTGCCATAACAGAAGTTGATGCTAATAATGCTAATGATACTAATAATGATTTTTTCATTAATTTTTCCTCATTTCATAAAAAAAGGCTTACTCAGCCAGTAAGATATTTAACATATACTGCGGTTTTTGTACATATAACTGGCTAAAACCAATAAAAAAGGCCACCGAAGTGACCTTTTTGCTATTTTTGGTTACAAGGTATAACTACCCCGGACCTGCTGTTTTTTAGGCAGCTAGAGCAAATCTGCTTACATTAGCAGCGCCGCGAACGGTGTTACCAGTGAAGCTCATTGCTGTGAAGTCAAATGTATCTGCTTTTTCTGCATTTACGGTTTTTGCTTGGATTACGTCCATCGCCTCTCGTGTTGCCCTTTATCCTATCTCACGCTGTCGAATCTATTTCATCCCCATCAGAAGCATACTATTAACTATTTTTATCGTAGGCAGGGATTTCGCCCGCCGATAATAATACACTTCTGGTGGAGATGGCGGCTTGTCGCAGGCCGCGTCCAACATGCCTTACTTTAAGAGTTATACAACAATTCTTTAGTACCTATTAAACTGGTACGATATTTGATGCTTGTTTGCCTTTAGGGCCTGTCGTTATTTCAAATTTTACTGCTTGGTTTTCCTGCAATGATTTGAATCCTGAACTCTCAATCGCTGAGAAGTGAGCAAATAAATCCTCACCACCTGCGTCCGGAGTAATAAATCCAAAACCTTTTGCATCATTAAACCATTTTACTTTTCCTGTTGCCATTTTACTTGTATTTCCTTAATTTTAAAATTACAACATTAGGTATGTTGCCAACCATCTTGTGTGGTATATTTTATTTAATATTCCATACTACAATTCATCATCTCCATCGCGCCATTCATCAAAGGCTTCGCCCCATTCTTCTGCTATAACGAGCAGTATAATTACCACTACGCATACTAAAAATATCTCGCCCATACTATCTCCCTCTATATGCTATTTAAGCATCTTTTTTAGAAAGTGTCAAGACTTTAGAATGTAAAATCATATTTTCTGTAACCAATTTAGTCATAGCGGCTAATATTATCAATCGTTGGGAATGATTATATTCTTCAAGATCAAACTGTTCAAGAATACTTGTGCCGATCATTTTCATAGCTTGTTCTTTGCCAGATGCGAACACTGACCAATCAAAAGGATCGCCTTCTTCTACAGCAAATGCGATATCACAAAGTTCTTCTAATGTTATTTTAGCCATCCAATCTTTTCTCCATTTTTAATCCTGCGTTGATGTTCTTCTACGGTGTTGGGAAATCTCCATGCCCACACTGCCACTAAAAACATAAATGCTCCACTCCATAATGCTACCTTAAGTGGTGCTGTTACTAATAAGAATAAGAATGTTGTTGACATTGTTATTATCATTAGGTATTTCATTTTCTTTGGGAATACTTTCTTTTCAGTCCAATTTGTTAGGAACGGTCCAAACTTAGGATGACTGTATATCCAATTGTACATTCTATCAGAACTTTTAGCAAAACAATATGCCGCACTGACTATGAATATACTCCAAGGTAGGCCTGGAGTTACCATACCAAGATAGGCTAATCCTAGACATAGCCATCCTAGTATAAAGAATAATTTTTTTTTCATTGTTTAGACGACTTTGACTGAACCCGAACCTGAGCCGGAATATGTTACTACCGTGTCATATTGAGCTGGGATTGACCAAGCACGGCGTACTTGAGATATAGGCATGCTTGAACTTGGATTTTTAAAATTACTTAATTTGAGATTGTCACCTTGATTGCCACCTAGCACAGATATAGTTCCATTTGCTGGATTATATCCTCTAAAGAATCCAATGTGGCCGCCACCATTACGTGTAAAAATAATAATGTCATTTAATCTCCAATTTCTTGGATCTAATCCTACTGAAGTACCGTAACCTGAATATGCTAAACTGCTGAGAGTCTTTAATGCAGGTGCACCAATTCGTTTTAATATACTACCGGCAAATGCTGCACACCACGGTGTAGTTTTATCATTGCTGACATTAAAACCTACCGCTTTAAAACAAGATAAGATTCTAGCATTGGTAGTAGTTTCTTTCCATAACCCACTGTTTGATTCTGTTAGACAACCATCTAATGTTTGCCCTAATGCTGTAAACAGATCTGACGATATTGGTCCTCGAGGATCCGGACTAGCAAAATCTAACGGACCTTCTTGTGGAACTTCACCCTTGCCTGCTAATCCTGCATCTTGCTCTTCTGTAGAAGTTGCGGCTGCGGCAGATGCAACAACTGCGGCTGCCTGCGCTGGTGATAGAGATACTCTGCTAGGTTCACCAGATGCACTATTTGGACTAGGCAATGGTTCTAACCATAACGCTGCTTGAACGTTATTGATAAAAACATCTGGACTGTACCAGACATCTAATATTGACGGACCAAGACCTGTTTGATATGGCATTTCTTATTCCTTAGGCTAACTGTATGCCTGTTGTGCTCTGTAAAAACTGATCAGCAAAAGTTTTATCAGTTGCTTCAGCTACCGTTACTGTTTGTTTAAGAAGTTTAATCTCTTTATCAGGAGACACTGTAAACAAGTATGGCATCAACCCCGGACCTTTTGGTCCTTGTCCAATAACCATTGGCCTGCTTAACTTATAGTATGTATCCGTTTCTTCTGCTAGTTTAGCAACTAATTCTTCGCCTGAAGTTAGTTTTAATGTGATTACTTCACCTACCATTACACCTCTGTCAATTAACATATTATACCTTTGCAAAATATTGTTTCAATTCTTGAAAACCACCAATTAACTTTTCATCTAAAATAATCTGTGGTACTGATCTCGCTCCGGGTACTGCTTCTAACAAATCTTCTTTAAGATAACCATCACCGATAATTTTTTCTTCGTACTCGATTCCTTTCATCTTTAATAATGCTTTAGCCTGATCGCAATAAGGACAGGCGGGTTTGCTCCAAACTACAGCTTTCATTTCGGCTCCTTTAACCTGAATATACTATACCACCATTCTTATCTGTAACACGTACTAATAGAGCACCGGCATTCTTTTTAGTCAGTGCTGCTGATATTGCCGCAGCTTCTGTGCCGTAGTGACCTAGTGTTGTCCAAGACTCATATGGTGATCTAGTTTTAAATTGTGCTTTAAACATATTATATAGTTGGGAGTGAATCGTAATCTACACTTTCACTCATTACTCCGATAACATAATTAGTTGATTCATTTTCTTGTAGTGCTGTTTGTTTTTTATGGGTATCACTGTGTTTCATAAACCACGGAATTGGATTTGATTTTGGTGCTGGTTCTGTATAACGTATACCAATATCTTTTAATGCGTTCAATGCGGTATAATCAACAAATTCTTTTAAGATGTTAGCGTTGAGACCAATCACAGGACCCATCTTAAATAGATAGGTTGCCCAGTCTTTTTCTTCACGGATTACATCGGCATACAGAGCATATACTTCTGCTTCACATTCTGTCTTAACTGCGGCAAATCGTGAATCTTCTTTGACAACTTGATTAATCAAATAAGCTGTCCAACCTTTGTGTAGCAGTTCGTCTTGTAGAATTAAACTGATAATGTTGCCATTACCAATAAAGATTTTATTCTCAACCATGGCCAAACTCGTAGCAAAACTAACCATAAAGCGAAATGCTTCTAAAGCATAGCTAGCATGTAATGCCATCCAAATTGCCTTGATGTATTCTTTCTCTGGAATTGTTTCGCCTAACTGTTTACGACAGTTAATAACGTGTAGTGCTTCGTAATAGTTGCCTACACTTGATGCCATGTCTACAATTTCTTTAGTGTCGTGGATTGTGTTGAACACATCCTTGGGTACATTATAGATGTTGCGAATAATATGACTGTAGCTCTTTGAATGAATGTTAGTTTCAAAGAATGTCCAGTTATAGACTAGTGCTTCTAGTTCAGGCAACGATATTACAGGCATAAAGATTTGACTTGGACCACGACCTTGTAAACTATCCAATGCTGTTTGACGTAGCAGATTGCTGGTAAAGATATGTTTAACAGCATCGCTGGCATCTTTGAAATCGTTTGAATCTTTGCTTAGACTAATCTCTTCTGGTTGCCAAAAGAAGCCACGTGCTGTTGCTTCAAAGTCTGCAATCTTTTTATATTTTACTTCTTCAAATCGTTGGATGGTAACTGGTCCTGCTGGATCTAGAAACATCTTACGATTAAGATAGTCTGTCTTTGTGTTTAGGTTATATTGCGCTTGGCTCATTGGTATTTTCCTGTTTTTCATTTTCTTTACATTGTGTAACAAATCTATCCCAAGCTACATCTCTTTGCTCATCAGTAAGCTCATACCATTCGTAGGCTTCATCTTGTGTGCGGTAACAACCAGTACAGACTTCATCAACAAACTCACATACAGCTATACAGGGACTAGAAATAGGATTACGTTTCATATGTATTACAATTTACATGCCTCACAGTCTTCTTCTAATAATTCTGCGTCGACTCCGTTATATTTTAATTCTTCTGTTTCATCGACATCTTTACTTCCTACTTTATTAATAAGGCTGTAGTAAAATGTTTTGATACCCCATACGTGTGCTTGCATTAAATTTTTAGCAATTAATGTTGTAGGTACTTTCCTATCAGCAAAGTGCGCTGGATTATAGAAAGTATTTGTACTTATACTTTGATCCACATAAGCTGCTAACACTGCTGCTGTTTTTAAATACCCAGAACAGTCTGTCTGATCCCACATTAACTGATATTTATTTTTTAATCTGTTATATTCTGGAACTACCTGTATGAATGATCCTGCTTTGGATTCTTTAACAGTAATCAAGCTCATAGGCATTTCAATACCATTAGTTGAGTTAATAACAACACTAGAACTTTCAACAGGAGCAATAGCCATAAGTGTAGCATTTCTAACCCCATACTGTTTCATATCGGCACGTAGTGTTTCCCAATCAAGTTCCGGAGCAAAGTCTGCAAGTTCGTTAACACCGTTAGCACGTAATTCCCAGGGGAATGTACCTTGGCCGTAGCGTGTCTTTTCACTGTGTAAACATGCACCACGTTCTTTAGCAAGTTCAACCGTGGCTTCTGTTAGATAGTATGCTTGATGCTCCATCCAGCTTTTAACATCTTGTAGTGCATCACTTTCTCCATACCTTAATCCACGCTTGGCATGCCAGTAGGATAGATTAGTAACTCCAATACCCAGTGGTTGTATTTCATCGTTACTTAACTTGCTTTGAATACTCAAGAAGTCTTGATAATCAAGTATGTTACATAGACTACGCTGTAGTATACGGCAAGCACGGCGCATGTCTTCTGGATTGCGGAAAGCACCCCAGTTGATACTTCCTAAGGTACACAATGCTATACGACCTTCAATATCATCTAAACGTTTAAAAGATTTAGTAGGTAACAAGATTTCACAACATAGATTACTTTGATAGATAGTGTGATACTCGGGATCAAAAGGCCCTTGCTCCATTACGTTATCAATAAACACTAGATAGATACGTCCTGTATCTGTACGCTCTTTCAGTATGCCACTCTTAAATACTTCCTCAGCACTCATTGTTTTCTTACGTAAGTCTTTACGCTTTTCGTATTTTACATACAGCTCTTCAAACTGTGCTGTGTTCCTGTAGAATGCTTCGTACAGATCAGGTACTTCGTTAGGATCAAAGAACGTGATATTCTCTTTGTTTTTAAAACGGCGCCAAAAGAATGCTGAAAGTACAACACCATAGTCCATGTGACGCACACGTGTTTCTTCTGTGCCTTGATTGTTCTTTAATACGATCAAGTCATCAAACTGATGATGCCATATGGGATAGAACACAGTAGCTGATGCATTACGGATACCACCTTGGCTACAACTACGTAAATCGCCAAACCATTTCTTAAGGAAGGGGATCATGCCTGTGTGCATGATTTCCCCGCCTCGTATAGGACTCCCTAACGGGCGCAAACGACCTATCTCTAGACCAATACCAGCACGCTTGGCTGCATACTTGGCCATCATCTCACCTGAAGCGAAAATGCTGTCTAGGTCATCGTCACTACGGATAAGCACACAACTACTAAACTGTTTAGTAGGAGTGCCAAGGCCAGCCAATACAGGAGTAGCCAGTGTGAACAGACCATCGCTGGCGGCATTGTAATATTCTTTAATATATTTTAATCTACCGTCTGGTTCATTATGGAATACTGTTGCAGAAGCAATCATATAACGAACTTGTGGTGTTTCATAAATTTCTTTTGTCGCACGATTCTTAACAAGATACTTTTCAATCAACTGCTCAATAGCAGCATAACCATATTCTTCATCTTTCTCGTGATCGATAAACTCTTCCATCTTATTCCACTCATCTTCATCATACCATTCGAGTAGTTCAGAACTGTACAATCCCGTGGCTACATTTTTCTTAACGATCTCGTAGAGGTGGGGAGGTTCGTATTGACCATATACATCTTTACGTAGCATACTAAGTCTTTGCTTGCCTGCTACATATTGATAATTTGTGTGTCCAACTTCTGGATTGTGTTCAATGTCAATGAGGTCGACAATCGCCCGCAAGGTAATGCCATCTATCTCTTCAGTAGTGATGCCATCATAAAAACTTAATTGTGCTTTGATCTCAATCATCGACTGACTGACGTCAGCAATGCCTTTACAAACTTTGGCAACTTGAGCTTGCCATTTTTCAATCATGAGTGGTTCTTTTTCTCCACTTCTTTTGATCACCGTGATTGTCATTTATGCCTCTTTTATTTTTTTTCTACTTTAGAATGATATTTAGCATGTTGATTATTGACTCCATATTATGCTGATTTCGTCCAATTTTACTGAGTCTAACTCAACTACTTTATTGTATTCTAAATTTAATATGCTGTTATTATCCACTAATAAAATATAGTGTCTTTCTTGTTCTGTGTTATCTAACTCTAAGATTTTAAAATGAGAATCTTTAAAACGCTGAGTTAGACTTAAAGTATACAACATTCCTAGAGCAATAGCAAGATTATCTAACCGATTATCTAAAATTAAATGCCAAGGATCGGGCCAAATAGAAGGATCTTTTGGATTAAGATAAGGACTCACAAACGGAGCCTTGCTCCAAAATTCAGCAACGTCGTTGAATGGGGTATTGCTTTGTTCTAAACTATCTCTAAATTCACGCCACGCTGCTAATCTATTAGTGTCGTATAGATTAAACACCATAG